GATTGGTGATATCGTGCTTGCAGATTGCGGGCATACGAGCAAGATCATCACAGGTTCTCCTACCACCTTAGTGAACGGTAGGCTATGCGCGAGATTGAGTGATCGAACAGATGGATCTCCGTATCGTGCAACGATCATCACTGCATCAGGTGATACTTATCTTACCTAGGAGATAGTTATGCGTTTTCAAAAGATCCTTACGGACGTAGATGGCGTCTTGTTGGACTGGGAGACGGCCTTCCACGCATGGATGGCAGAAAAAGGATACGATCGTACGGGAGATTCAGAAATCTCCTACCACATGGACCAACTGTACGGGATCGACAAGGAACGTGCTAAAGAACTGATCTTGAGGTTCAACGAAAGTGCATGGATTGGATATCTCAAGCCACTGAGGGACTCAGTTGAGGTATTGCATGACATGATGATACAGGAAGGTTTCCATTTTGAAGCCATCACGTCACTTTCACTCGACCATTGGGCCGGTGAACTTCGACGCAAGAACCTAGAAAGATGGTTTGGTGCATCCGTGCGCCGTTGCATCTGCCTAGACTGTGGTGGAGATAAAGATGAGATCCTCAAGGAATATGATCCAACTTGGTGGATTGAGGATAAATGGGAAAATGCCATAGCAGGACTTAATGCCGGTCACCGAGTAATATTAATGAACCACGGACATAACCAAGATCGGACAGATGATCGCATATATAGAGCGGATAATTGGAAAGAAATATATAGTATCATAAAAGAGAACCCATTATAAATATCGCCATCCAAGGTAAGCGGTTTTGCATCTTTTTCCTATTCCTTCCGGAGTGAGATCATATGCTAATGCCGCTTCCTTTCTGCTATTGTAAACTGTGCCATCCGGAGCAACACATTTTCGTCTTCCGTGCTGGCTAAGTTTGATCTTAGTTTCTTCACTATGGGGTTTTCTTTTTAGATTACTTCTGCCCGGATTAAAATTATTTGGTTGGGTACCTTCAGTTATGTATATGTTTTTATCTCCGTTGGTATACCATCTTAAATTCTGTTCTTGTACGGCACTCCTGCCGTACATAGAATTCTTCTCACCGGAAGTATCTCGATTTTTTATACCTATTTGATACTTTTCAGATTTAGACGTGTCGCCACCAGTTCCTGATTCTTCACAAAGGTTAGCCCATTCTTTACTATCTGTTATGTTCCAAAGATTACTATAATACATTCCCCATTCTTTTAATTCACTTTTATCTTGACATTCCTTTAATAAGACTGTAGTATAAGTATAGCCGTGGTTAGCGAGATGGCTCTTCCATCTCGCTCCAGAACCGGTATACAGATGAAAATCTTTCTGTTTAGTTTGTCCGAGATACTTTAGACCAGTAACAGTATGAGTTTTAATATAGAGGTAATACATGAATATATTTATCGAAGACAAGCCACAAAACTATAAAAGGAGTTAATGTTAATAGGTGACAACCCATGAAGAAATCGTTTTAGCATTTCAGAACTACCTCAAAGAGAGCGAAAACTTTGAGGGAAATGACGTGAAAGCGGCAGCAGGTCGCGCACGTAAGGCTCTGATGGATCTCAACAAGCTGTCCAAGACACGGAGAGCTGAGATCCAAGAGCGCAAGAACTCCATGTAAGATGGGGTAAATAGAAGTGAGAGGCGCGGTTGCCACTCACATACAAAAGACCGCAAGAACGCAGGGGCATCCAGCTTCGCTACAAGGCGAGCTATGCTCCAGATCCATTCCCTACGGCACCTAACTACGTCAAAAATAGCCGTTGACAAACAGTAGGCGTCAGCGTATTGTCTGACTTTACGTTGACGCCTACGCAACACACAAACCCAAACAAGGAGAGTTGAATGGCCAAGAAGAAGGGTGGCAAGAGCAAGGGGTACGTTTCCAGCGGCCAGGTCGGAACCAACCGCCAGCTGAAGAAGCAGGCCCGTCGTGAGTGGATGGTCTCGTGGGACCGTCTCGAAGCCCAGCGCAGTGCCTGGAAGAAAGGCAAGCGGGTGATGCTCACCATTCCGAACCCCAACCAGTCGGAGACCAAGAAGCCGTTCGTCCGCGTCGAAGCAAAGACGGTTTGGGGCGATCCTCGTGCCAAGAACAAAGAGGACAAGCACGCAAGCGCCTGACCTGATTCCGACGCCTGCATAGATTCCTCCGCTAAATAGTCCAGCGGAGGAATCTAATGCACACATATCATGTAGTAATCAAACGCATCGTTGACGGCGATACAGTCGACGTAGACATCGATCTAGGATTCAACATGTGGATCCTAAATGAGCGAATCAGGCTCAGTGGGATTGATGCACCCGAGGAACGCACCTCAGATTCGGAAGAAAAGATATTCGGGCAGTACGCGACCAAGTACGTCGAGGATCGACTTCCTGTCGGTTCCAAAGCCGTCTATCGCTCCGAAGAGTTCCAAGCTGAGAAATATGGTCGTTCTCTTGGAGACTTCCTCATATACGACGGATTAGAAGATGCAGAAGTACCATTGACTGAAGTCATGATACGAGATAATGTAGCAGTCCGTTACACCTCGGATGACAAAGCCCTAATGGAACAGAAGCACGCGGAGAATCGTAAGATACTCCGTGATAAGGGACTAGTCGGCTAATTAGCTAATTAGCTATTGACATCATGTGACTTTTAAGTTAAACTCTGTGTGTTTGCTACTTGAAACAGACACACGGAGTTTAGCATGAGAAGCACATTGCTTGCGGCGTTGATCGTCGCAGCCACATCAACGTCTGCAATCGCCGATACCAGCTTCGGTCAATATAACGTTGCAGACCTCCCAACCGATGAAGCCACTGCCGAAGTTGAGTGCCTTGCGCTTAACCTCTACTACGAGGCGCGCGGAGACAACGCTGCTGGAATCTATGCAGTAGCAGACGTCACAATGAACAGGGTCGTCGATCCGCGGTATCCGAACACCGTTTGCGATGTCGTGAAGCAAGGTTCTCTCAGAGATGGCAACATCTATACATACCGGAAAGATCCTGAAACTGGCGAAGTGAAGCAGTATCCTTCTTGCCAGTTCAGTTGGTATTGCGATGGCAAGTCAGACGATCCATATAACGAAGAGCTTTACAGCAAGATGACCGACATGGCATTCAAGGCTCTTTACTTCAACCAGTTCCGTGGCATCACCGAAGGTGCGACGCACTACCATGCCACATACGTGAGCCCAAAGTGGACGAAGGATCTTAAACCGATTGGCCGTATCGGAGCTCATGTGTTCTATCGTTGGGACTACAAGGGTCCCGGAAGCTAAGATCCGGTAAATACGAGTATGGGATTAGGCATACTCGCGTTTCTAACGGCGCTTGTGATCAGCGCCGTTGCTATTTACTACTCGGTGGCAGGATTGGTTGCTATCTTCGCGGCAGCAACCATTCCTATCATCATCATGGGCAGTTCGCTTGAGATAGCAAAGCTGATCACTGCCGTCTGGCTCCACAGGTATTGGGGTCGAACGAAATGGTGGCTCAAGACATATCTCGCGGCCGCGGTCCTGGTACTTATGTTGATCACCAGCATGGGCATCTTCGGTTTCCTATCTAAAGCTCATATCGAACAGACTGCCGCTGGCGCCGAAGGTGCAGCCCAAGTCGAGCGACTGGATGCGGAAATAGCACGCCAGCAAGCTATCATCGCACGAGCTGATGAGAAGATCCGGCAAGTCGAGACGAGCGGAACAGGCGCAGATGCTAACTTACAACAGCAGATAGACAAGGAACAAGCGCGTGTTGATAGCGCCTACGAGCGCATACAGCAGGCAGAAGCAAGCGTGGCGTCACGCTTGCAGCCTCTACAACAAGAACTAGACAACATCAACAGCACACTAGCTGAACTGTCAACGGCACTCTCAAGCAATGAGGTTGAGAAGGCACAAGGTATCGTGGGTGCAGCACAAGATGGAAAGCTAGGTCCAAAGACATCACAGAAGATCGAAGACTTCCGTATTGCGAAGCAGCAACGCAGGGAAGTGATCATCACGCAGATGGAAGACGCTCGTCGAGATAATCCGGGGATTGAGATCGCCCGTAAACAGATTGAAGATGGCAACGCACTCATCAATCGCTTACGCTCACAACTAGGACAAGGAAATGCAGCAGATATTGATTCCATAGTTGACGAGCAGCAACAGCGTATCAAGGATGCCGACGAAGCACTAGACAAGCTCACCGAAGAGAAATACTCCATCCAAGCCGAACAGCGCAAGCTGGAAGCAGAAGTCGGTCCTATCAAGTACATCGCTGAGTTCGTGTTTGACACGACTGATCAGAGCACACTCGAAGAGTCGGTACGTTGGATGATCGTCGTGATCATCTTCGTCTTTGATCCGCTTGCCGTATTGTTGCTCATAGCCAGCCAATACACGTTCCGATATCATCGTGAGGATAATCCAGAACCACGAGATGAGCGTAAATGGACGAAAATCATTCCGACTTTGACCATCAAGGATACCTTCCCGGAAAACACCGAAGAAGAGGAAGAAGCTTGGGCTAAACGGAAACAGGAAATCGCTAGAGAAAAGCGACAGCGCGAACACACGGTCCCAGAATCCACCATGCCGGTTGAAGAATTGCTCGAGCTAACGCCCGAGGAAAAGGATCGTGCAGCAAGATTTGAGGTCCTTGAGCAAGACATAGACATGAAAGCTGCAAAGGTCAGATGGAAAGATGAGAATCCAGACCAGACCTTGAAGGAATACAAGAACGCATATATAAAAGGACACATTGACAAGCTACCATGGGAAGATTATGTCGAAGATCCTATTGATAACACCACCGGACAAGATCCACAATCTTGATCCAGCCTTCTTGCTCATCTGTCCAACAGACGAAGCCAAAGCAGAATTCCAAGCAACCTTAGCACAAAGCAATGAAGGTATCCGCATTTACTGGTACCGTGAATCAGACCAAGACATTGATTGGCTCTTGGACGTATTCCAAGCGGCCACCGCGGTATACATAGATCTAGACAATTCTCCTCCAGAAGTACGCGAGATCGCGGCATTTTTTATCGCGCATTCAAAGACTTACTGGTTGACAAATGGGGCTGTCTTGTCTTATAGTAATCTAAGCGTCAACAGGGTGTATGACATGTCCTGGGCGCTTAGTCAGGTAAAAGGAGAGAGTATCCCCAATGAGGAATAACCAGAAGGACCGTCCACAGGGAGGTCTAACGGTAGAGGTAAGAAACGGAGACTTTGGTAAGGCTCTCCGGGTCTTCAAAAAGAAAGTGCAGGACGACGGTATCTTGCAAGAGTACAAGGAACGTCAGTTCTACATGAAGCCTTCGGAAAAGCGTAATCGCGCGAAGGCCGCTGGCCGCTCACGCTGGCTGAAGAAGCAGGCAAAGCAGCGGGCAGAATGGGGATACTAATGGGATAAATATCCCTTGACAACAACTGGTTAGGATACTATGTTGTTGTCTGCGGTGCTCATTGAGGCCGCACAGATCTTGCTTATGAAAGGAGAACTGAAATGACAAGACTAGATCTACCCACAATCGCACGAGGAACAGTTGGCTTTGATCGCCTCTTCAACGAGGTTGATCGAATGTTCGCCAATTCCGTCTCAACCGGATTTCCTCCGTACAACATCGTCCTCGTGGACGACAACAAGTACGAGGTGACACTGGCAGTGGCTGGATTCTCGATGGATGACATCGAGATCACCCAGGACGGAAACGTGCTTCGTGTTGAGGGTACGACACCAGAAGCAGAAGACGTGACCTACCTGCACAAGGGTATCGCGGCACGTTCGTTCAAGCGTGAGTTCGCGCTTGCGGACCATGTGCGAGTAGAGTCCGCAGACCTCGAGAACGGCATGCTCACCATAGCGTTGGTGCGCGAAGTTCCTGAGGCACTACAGCCGAAAAAGATCGCTATCACGCAGCGTTCCTAAGGTAAACTGAGGGCGGCGGGCGAAGCTTGGAGATTTGGATCTCTACTGAGGATTAGGTCCTCGAATCTAAGCTCGCCGCTCATTTTTCTAAGAGGTAATGATGTCAGACGTTGATACAATTGAGAAAGTCGATGAGGAAATTCGTGAGGTCACGAATGAACCAGGCCGTTACAAGGTCGTCTTCATAAACGATAACCACACTCCTATGGAATGGGTGGTGGATGTTCTCACTCGGATCTTCAAGCACACCGTTGAGAGTGCTGCGGAGATCACCATGCAGATACATACAGAGGGTTCAGGCATCGCCGGCGTCTACTCATTTGAGGTCGCCGAGCAGAAGGCCGTTGAGACTGTCGAGCAAAGCCGTAAGCACGATTTTCCATTACAAGTGAAGCTCGACGAGGAGTGATGCTAAGTAGCTTTATGGACAACTTAAAGCAACTTACATTTGAGCATCACCGTAACGCTGAGAGACAAGAATTCGTCAAGGAATTGATGTCTGGATCAATCAACGATGAACGATACGCAACCTACCTATTCAACCAACATGCCTGTTATAGGGTACTGGAGAGCATGGCGATTCTCCATGATCAGTTTGCAGGCATTCCTGAAGTCCCTCGAGCCAAAGCGATATGGGAAGACTTCACTGAACTCTGGGGAGAACGCCCAGAGACCCCTCCAACCTTGCCAGTCACGAGTCGGTATCTAGAACATCTCAAGTCCATCATGGACGAACCAGATAAGATAATGGCACATGTCTATGTGAGGCACATGGGAGACCTATCAGGCGGACAGATGATCGCTCGAAAGGTTCCAGGTGAAGGACGGTATTATAAGTTTGACGGCGACATACAAGATATCAAAGGACGGTTCCGTGTAAAACTACACGACGGCTTAGCCATAGAAGCCAAGATATGCTTTGATTTTGCTACCGAACTATTCAAGGATATGACAGAACTGAAATGAGCACAGTTTGGGAAAAGCTCGACGTATGCCGAGCTGAAATGATAGATCTGCTAAATCGCAATCTTCGAGCATACCAAGAACCAGGACTTGACCACTTCAACCAACCCGAACAAGGATGGATCAATCTCGTTTGGAAGAGTGATGACGTGCGGCGCGCCCACGTTGACGTCGTTGATGCACGACAGAAACGTGGATTATGGATGATGCACGTCTGCATCTTTCCAGCATCGAACAATGATGCACCCATCTACGGATTTGATGTCATCGCAGGTGAAAACAAGATCACTGGAGCCTTCCATGACTTCTCGGCATCAAGTGGTGGGGAGGAGCATCCGCTAGTCGAATGGTATAAAGACAGTGTCAAAGACTTTACCCCTTCCAAGAAACGAACACTTCCAGAATGGGCCGAGAACATCTTTACTGATGAGATGATAGCAGCTGGCAACGTGCAAGACGAAGAAGAGATCGACAAGATCCTTGATCTTGCCGTGAAAAACCTAGAAGTTTACCTAGAAAGTCTCCCTGAATACACAGGAAATGCAAATCAAGACTTGACAATAGGGTGTCACAACTATTATGCTCACAATCAGCGTCAGAACCCACATACACCAAAAGTGATGCGGGCGCTAGGACTTGATGAGAAAGATGTTGAGACCTTTTGCACTGACGTACTTTTTCCAACCACCTGAGATGGAGGTCGCCGATTAGGCAGGAGTTTGAAGTAAGGAGCAGTCTATGAATCTCATAGGCCTCAACGATGGGATCGAAACCATCGAGGAACTACAGATAGAGCTTGAGGAGATCATCCTTAGCTTTCCGAAGAAGCACCAAAAGAAGTTATATGAAGTATTCCAGAACATAGCTGAATCGCATTTCGATGCAGGACTGGAACATTCGTTCCAGGAAGAGAAGAACTTCGTTTCGAACTTTAAGATATTGATTGAGAAGCTTGCAGCCAAGGCTACCGGTTCACTTGAAGCCATCGAAGCACAGTATCAAGAGCAGTTCGCAGAAGAACCAGACACCAAGCTAAAGGGTGCGATGGGTCGCACCATGCCAGTCGCACCGGAACGCACGCAGATCGAGAAGGCGGTAGAAGATACCCTCATCAGCGTGTTCTTCGATGCTGCCTTTTGCGCCGAAGACATAGCAGAAAAGGCGCACCGTCGAGAGATGCTACAGAACTTCCTGTTCGATTGTGTCACGGGCGTGATTGAGCTAGGCCCGTTGATCGACAAGAAGTCGGGCAACATCCTAGAGGAATTCCGCAAGACCGACTATGCAGAACTAGAGCCATTCTTCAATGAATTGCTACAGAAGGTACCGCAAGGCAGCGGTGCTGGTTCTTGGGGACCAGCCGAGCTTGGACTTTCTATCATCGGCTCTCCGGTCAAGAAGGCAGAGAAGGGAGACCTTAGCCTAGGCGATCGCAAGGTCGAGCTAAAGGCTAGCCGTGATCCAAAGGCAGGAGCTCGTATCAACACACCGGCGATCGGTAGCGGAAAGTCTGGAGCAGGCAATTACACCATCGCATGGGATGCTTACACGGAATCATTTGGATTCACCTACAACAGATCAGGACGCACCCGCAAGGTTGAATATGATCGCATGTTCAAGAAGAACAAGAAGGAAGCACCGGGTATCTCCTGCATCTCATATACCAACTTCGGTCCTACGCTGATCAACAAGGTACTGAACCCAGCCATCCGTGCTAACCGTGTTCCAGTCTCACGCACAAGACAGTTCCTTACGGATGTCGCGCTGTCAGCTGTGATAGCCGAATTCCGTCCGGCCGGTAAGAAGCTATTCGATCCTCAACAGGCCATGAATCGAGATCGCACCATCAACGGTGAAGGATTCATCGCACAGTATCTCCACATGCTGCTCACGTTCTACGCAGAAACGGATGACGTCGAAGAGATATTGATCATCAATCCGGTCTCTGGTAACTTCCAAGTAGTAGATGCCCGTGATCCAGAAACCTTGCAGCGCAAGCTAGAATCTGGAGAAATAGTCATGGGTTCGACCTACATCAATTTCTCAGATTCACAGAGCCGGGCCTCTCCGCAGCTAGGCACCTATTGAGTATTGACAAATTTGGCACCATGCCTTATAGTAAAGACTCAATAGGGGTCGCTACCTAATAAGCGCGCTAGGGGCCACGGTTAGCCCCTAATCACCCTGGAGAAACGATGTTAGGACTCATTGAAGGAACGATTGATTACGGAAGCTGGAAAGCGTTCGTCTTCTATCAAGAAATGCTAGAAGCCAAGGGCTATAAGCCTGTCAATCACACAGAGACCGATAAAGAATCTCTCCATCCGGAACACCTCCTGTGGATGTGCATCACCATGCGCAGGAACATCGAGAAAGGTAACTCTGCCTTTCCGGTTGACAAGTATAGCCGATGGCTAGGCTTCGTCCAAGCTGGGCTCATAGCCAACAAGTTCACAGATGTCGAACAAGAACGGAATCGGACAAGAACTTGGTTGAATGAGGCGGAGTCACCGAGACCTCAATGAATTCGCTTATTGCCTCAAACCGTGTCGATAGGCGACTAAATAGATCGAAATGAAGAGTTTCAGCTACTTGCGCATACGAACTTATCCCGATGCTACTATAGTAGGTCCTATCAAGTCCGTACTTCCTGCCATAATGGGGGAACACGCCCGTAACGAAAAGACAGGTATCCCCCAGTTCCTTAGGAGAGTAACGAGATGAGTTTTCTAACTTCAAGTATGATTCGGCAAATGAACGCTCGGGGAGAAAATCAGGTTTCTCCATGTGATCTGCAAGAAGCATCACAACGTATGCTTCAATCTCCTCCGGAAGGGTGTATCCAGTCCTATCACGAGTGGATTGGACAACTTCACGGAACGCAGCAACATAAGCATCGTTCATACGATATTTAGCAAGGAAGGGAAAAGGAACGTGATCAAAGAGAAAGTCTTCATCTGTGATTGCCATACACCAGAACACCAGTTCGTGGTGAGCTATTTTCCGGATGATCCGGAAGATCCGTTGGTATATGTGCAACCGCGTTTGAATCATTATCTTGGGTTCTGGAAGCGCCTGTGCAAGGGTCTTGGGTACATCTTCATGGCCAAGGAGGCTTCGTACGACGAGGTCATCTTGAACAAGGAACAGATGACCGAGCTTCGAGATCTTCTCAACGAAAAACTTGACGAGCTCGACTGACACTGTTATAGTAGTGGCATGTTAAACCAACAACAAGGAGAGAACCATGCCACGTATGACCAAAGCACAGTTTGACAAGATCAAGGCTGCTGCACCCGATGTTCCGCCGGATACCTGTCCGCTGATCGATTTCGTGATCGATCGTCTCGATGACATTCCTCAGAAGAACGGGTTCGAGGCCGCGCAGATCGAAGCCATGAAAGCGATCCTCGAGGCGATCCGCACCGCGAACGAGACTCTCCGGAGCTCGAGCTACTACTGGTACCGCGAGTGGCAGAAAGGAAAAGGTCAGTGAGGTAACTCGCCCGAATCCCAACCCCCGCGACTGTGTCATAGGTCTAGCGTAGCGAAGAAGATATAAGGCACGAATGCACATGGGGGCGGTCAAGACGTTTTACCAATAAGTCCAGTGGACCACAGAAGGGTATGCGTGGAGTGATAGAGCTCTTGAACAGTGAAGCGCATACTTACCGTAAGGGATAGACCTATCCTGGCATGATCCATAAATCGGAGGCTGGGGTATGGCCGCGAGCAGTTCGAAGCCGGAACCGACGAGGCTCAAACCTGGCAAGTGGGTGGAAAGCCCACATTTTGAATAGAGAGATACGATGACGAGGACATTCCTCATAAGTGACACGCACTTCGGACACACCAATGCCTACAAGTTCATGAACTTTGACGGCACGAAGATGCGTCCGTGGGACACGGCAGAAGAAGGCGATGCGGCAATGGTCGAGCACTGGAACTCTGTCGTTGGTGATAACGACAAGGTGATCCACCTTGGCGACGTAGCCATTCCACGAAGAGGCCTGAAGGTACTGGAGCAACTGAAGGGACGCAAGGTCCTGATCCGCGGCAACCACGATATCTTCAAGCTGCGAGACTACACGCCTTACTTCGAAGATATCCTGTCGATCAAGAAGATCGATACGTTCTATCTGACGCACGTTCCTCTGCATCCAGGTTCCGTTCCTCATTGGGCAAAGGCAAACATCCATGGACATACGCACTACAATCTCGTTCCGAGAGAAGTGCGTAACAAGTGGATGCCTTGGCGTGTGACTAGCGAGCCGGATCCGATGTACTTCAACGTGAGCGTGGAGCGCATCAACTTCACCCCGATTGATTTCGAGGAGATCCGTGCCCGCTTCGCTTAAATACTGCGGAGAAAAGGCATGGCAAAACGCACAGTTGAGATCCTCGTAAAAGGTGGAAAGCAACGATCATGGGATTGGGAGGTTGGATACGGAACTCCGCCTCCCGAATACCTAGAGAATCGTGTTTTCACATACGAGACCGAAGCCTCTAATATCAAAGAGATACTAAAGACAATTCCAGAGAGCATCTGTCATGACAGAGGGTGAGGTCTTCATAGACTGGCGCTTTGGAAACGTCTGTGATTGGAATTGCTCATATTGCCCAGCAGCGTTCAAGCAAGGTACAGCACCGTTCTTTGAAGAAGATGAAGTGAAGGATGCTTGCGCACGCTTGATCGAGCATTATGAGACCATAGGTAAGAGAACGGTTTTCTCTTTCGTTGGTGGAGAACCAACGATACACCCAGGGTTCCTAGGCATAATGCGTTCGTTGCACAACAGAGGTGCAGGCGCGGTCGTGCATACGAACGGAGGTTCTAGGAACCTACAATGGTGGCAAGAGATACGGCAATACGTCCATGCCATCAATCTTTCCATACATCTTGAATATGCAACTGATAAGCAACTGGATGACCATTACATCCCGTTGATCAAGCTGTTCAAAGACTCAGAAAAAAGCTATTTCCAGATTCCTTACTTGCCACAGCATGACGCGAAGGCTACCGCCTTCCAAGCTCACATCAAGGAAGCTACTGGTTTGGACGTTCCTAAGCGCGTGCTCTATAGAGATTCACCAAGGAACACCAGATTGTACGACTATGGAGATTGCCAAGAGCTCAAGCAAAAGGCGGTCGCTGAGAACATCACTAACAATGAACGTTTCGTCTACAAAGACTGGACTTGTTACGCAGGCGTGGATCAGTTGGTGATTGATCCAGTTGGGAACATCTATCGTGGCTGGTGCCGCATGGGTGGTCTCATAGGCAACGTGGTCGACGAAGAACTCGATCTACCAACGGAGCCGATCGTCTGTATGAGAGATGCTTGCAGGAATGGTTTCGACCAGCAAGCCAAGAAAGTAAAACCAAATGAGCAAACAAACGAAGATTGAGGTTGAGACCTTAGGAGAATACCCAACAGAACAGATATTCACTGAAGTGGATGGTCAGTTCGAGATGAAGATCCCAAAAGAGATCTCAGACAGGTTAGGCTTGGACGAAGGCGATCAAGTCAAGATTGAACTCGGTGACAAGGGCACTATGATCATCTCTAAGGTGATCAAGAATGAAGCTTAACGTCTACGGTGGCTCCCATCGCCAAAAAGAACTAGCAACAGACATGGCTCATTTTGCGGGCAAGAGGATCATGTCATCTCGCATGTATGACTCTCTTGAAGTCAACCTTCATCTACGTGATAAGATGCAAGAACGTGAAGGGGTCTACGGAACGTGCATTTGGATGGATGATAACTACCGTCCGAAAGAGTTTGAGATCAACATCGATCGCGGAATGAAACAAAGGCTGCTCTTGGAAAGCGTTGCTCATGAGATGGTACACGTCAAGCAATGGGCAACCGGACAGCTATATGACTATATCGACGGCGACACGAGTCGATATGATGGCAAGAAGTATTCCAAGAGAAAGATGGACTACTATGACTATCCTTGGGAGATCGAAGCATATGGTCGAGAAGCAGGACTCTTCGTGAGGTGGGCTGAATCTCGGGGATTTGCTGATGCGGCTTGGGCACAACGCACCAAGTAGGTTGACGAATTGCCTAGCTTATGCTTTTATATAGAACAGCAAAGCAAGGGGCAAGCCATGTCGGGAACGATCACATTGCATGATGCACTGGCCGCGGCATATGCTGCATGGCGTGTGAACGGGTGTTATCGAAACAAGGAAAAGGTTGAGTACGCCTGGATAGGGGATACTCGCATACGCAAGACATGGGCCAATCGTGAGCTTGCAACCCTTGCTCTTCGTCGTTGGCATTCCAGAGAAGCACCATCCATTGAGATCACCGAAGAGGATCATGTCAATGCTGATACGGCAGATCGACGCCTCAAGCATCTAACGGTGAAAGCCATCACGAATGGGTTGAACAGTTTTGAGGGGAAGGTCTACCAGATCCTCGGTAAGGAAGAGATTGATGTGCGTTCTGAGCTTGGACTGATCTGTTACGTGCCAGTGATGGTGCAGAACGAAATGGACAGGAAAAAGACGAACGATTTCATCAAGAGCTTTGCCGAGGCACCAACACTTCCGGTAGGGCAAGGGGTGCAAGGCAACGTGAACATCCATTCGCGTCGCTTTATAAAGCACATGAATTGCTGGGTGTATCTCGGAGAGCTAAACGGCTCCTTGGTCACTTTCTATCGTGATTTGGAGATCACAAAGGACACGGTCCATATAAGTGCTCGTGTGAAGGAAGTGGTGCCCTGTTATGAGAATCGAAAGGTGATGACCAGCGTCATCAATTACGTCAAGTTATGATCCACGTACAAGGAAAGTTACCACCAAAGCTCGCAGTCGCTTGTTCTGGCGGCCCAGACTCCATGGCGGTGCTTGACTTCCTGCGCCGCAGGCATGAAGTTACTGCCTACTTCTGTGACCATGGAACCGATGATTCCATGGAAGGCTTCAACAAGCTGGCGCACTATGCGACCGACAATAAGATTCCGATCTTGCAAGCAAGCATCAAGGAATTCCGCGACAAGTTTGATAGCGAGAGCCAAGAAGAATATTGGCGCGAGTTCCGTTATGATGCGTTCTGCCTGCGCAAGCCAAACACTACCATCATCATGGCACACCACCTTGATGATTGTGTAGAGACATGGCTTTGGAACATGGTGAACGGAAAGCCGGGCATCATTCCGTACCGCAACAGGAACGTCATCCGACCGTTCCGCTTGAATCGCAAGCGTGATCTTGAGCTGTGGTGCAACATGAACGGAGTTCCCTTCCACCAAGATAAGTCTAACCTTGACTTAAGGCGGACGAGGAATTATATTAGACATGAGATGATGCCACACGTCTTGCGCGTGAATCCGGGCATCTACAAAGTGATCAAGAAGAAAGTCTTGGAAGATGCACCTGAAGTCGAATAACAGTAGTCTGCTCCGCTTGAAAAGAGCAACGGTTGAGCTCTCGACGGTCAGGCTTCCGTTCCGACATTCTGGAGGCATCTATGAAACGGCACTCTTCACGGAGAGTGATTCTGAAGTGCTCGAACGTTACGAAACCGCGTGCGAGGCTATCGAGGGTCATCGCAGGTATGAACGCCAGTATGGGTTGAAGGAAATATGATCGACGATATCGACACAGAAATGGGCCTGGACACGGATCTCAACGATGAAGTTGAGATCGTGGAATGTGATAGCTGCGGCCGCGCCTTCGAAGGTTATGGTTGGGGCAACGACCAGGCAACAGGTTGTGCATCAACGGTCGATGACAATCATATCATAGGTCACTACGGATCCACGACGATCGACGGTGAGCTCCACGAACTCGTGGAGCGACCGGAATGGGTTTCAAACGGAACCATCTGTGACGGCTGCGTCACAAAGCTGCAGGACGGTGGTAACATCAAACTTGCGGAGAATGGCCGCTTCTTCGGATGAACAAGGCCGCAAGGAACACATATTGGATGATGAAGACAGACCTTTATACCAACATCGCTAAGGAAAGCGAGATCTTCAAGCCGGATGGCATCAAGAAGATCGAAGAGATGAAGAACGCCAAGTACGTCTGTGAGACCTGCTTGCGTAACGTGGACGGTGGATGGGCTAACCAGCCTGTTGCCATCTTCTACGGTGCAGAAGAACACCCGGTCAGCAAGAGCCGATACTTTGGACTCTACGTTGACATGCAGGACCGCGTGATGATAACGAACGGGCAGAGCGCGGTCGACGAACCCATCCAAGGCATCATTGCCGACGATGGCGAGATCATCTATAGCCGATACAGGCATGACTTCCGTCGTTCGAAGGACGGTAGCGTGTTCATCGACGGAGGAAGGGATTACATAAGGTCTTCCGTGCTTCCGGAAGATCGACATGTCACCCTGCGCATCGTGGACGGAGAGCTCATAGTGGAGGATCCGGTTGATGCTGAGTAAGCATTATGTTACATTTTATTCTCCAGGCACGTTCGTCGCAGAGACGACGTCAAAGGAGATCGACAAATGGAACACGGATCTTGCGCTTGAGATGATGGATGACATCGTCGAGCGTTACGGCGCAAGACCATACGGATTCAGGTTCTCCACTCGTGGACGTAGCGATGATGAACTTGACGCAAGGCAGATTGCCGCTTCGGGCATGTATTACGTGAACTGTAACATCGAGACGATCGATGAGGTTCGCGACCGTGCTGACCCGAATGAGAAGATCTTGCTATCGAACATGGAGATCAATGATTGGAGCATCATCGTGTCTCCAAAAGAAGGATACAAATGGACACAACCTCTGCTAGACGGAGACTGCGTCCTAAACAAGGAGTAAGGACATGCCGACGTTATACATGCTGATCGGTGTACCGGCTGCGGGCAAGAGCACGTGGCTTGAGAAGAACAAGACGGGCGGAGTGATCATCTCTTCTGATGATCACATCGAGCGCCTTGCGGCCGAGCGTGGGCAGACCTACAATGAGGCCTTCCGTGACGTGAGCGGACAGGCGATGACGCTGATGATGCAGGACCTCCGTGCAGCAATCAAGGCTGGCGAGGACATCTATTGGGATCAGACCAATACCGGTGTCAAGTCTCGTGCCAAGAAGCTGAAGCAGGTTCCAAGCAACTATCGCAAGGTAGCGGTGTTCTTCAAGACGCCGGATGATGCGGAGCACGAGCGTCGCTTGGCTTCGCGTCCGGGAAAGAGCATCCCGGCCCATGTCATGAAGACCATGAAGGAGAATCTCCAGTTCCCGACCAAGGATGAGGGATTCAACGAGATCGTCAATGTGGCTTGATCTCACATGGAAGTTTGGAGAACCTAAAGACGACCAGTTCAAGAACCACGAAAACAGCTTCCAGACGCTTACAGCCGAAGAAAGCACTTGACGCGAGGAAAGCACTATGCTACTATAGGAACAGTTAACAGAGACGGAGACTCAAGTGGAAAAACTACCCACCCTTTACATCCTGATGCGTAACGACATGCGCTCCATGAACGCCGGCAAGGCCATGGCGCAGGCGTCTCACGCATCCAATGCGTTCATCTACGAAGCTGATACAGAGCGCACGCAGGTGGTCGCCTGGGTCGACGAGACTCCGCAAGGATTTGGCACCGCGATCGTTCTCGCCTGCGATGAGGCGGGTATGCGCGAAGCAGTCAAGACGGCGAAACAGTTCGGATTCACTTCCGGCATCGTCCATGATCCGACCTATCCGTTGCGAGACGGAGACGTCACCCACTTGATCCCGTTGGATACCTGCGCGTATATCTTCGGCGATCGAAACGATTCGACGCTCAAGGAAATCTTGGGCGACTTCCGACTTCACCCATAGGCAAGAGAGATCAATGAGTCACTACATCAAACAGGGTAACACCTTCAAGGTCGTCGCTGAGCAGGCGCTCGATCTGCATACGAAGCTTCCGGCTGGCAACTACACGATCAGCCAGGACATGTTCGGAAACATGTTCCTGGAGATGATCGACGGGTTCACCCTACCGCCGAGGCTGTACGGCAACACCACTCGCCACACCGGCCGAATCCTGCGCACGTTCCGGGATCGTCCGAACAACACCGGTGTGCTGCTGGCCGGCGAGAAGGGGTCTGGCAAGACGCTGCTCGCGAAGTCCGTTTCGATCCATGCGGCCGAGATGGGCATCCCGACCATCGTCATCAACCGTCCGTGGAAGGGCGATGCGTTCAATGGCTTGATCCAGGCGATCAACCAGCCGGCGATCATCCTCTTTGACGAGTTCGAGAAGGTCTACAATGAAGACGACCAGCAGGCGATCCTGACGCTGATGGACGGTGTCTACCAGTCCAATAAGCTGTTCATGCTCACCTGCAACGACAAGTGGCGCATCAACAAGCACATGCAGAACCGCCCGGGTCGTATCTTCTACTACCTGGAGTTCGCCGGACTGGATGACGCGTTCATCCGCGATTACTGCGAGGACAACCTCAACGACAAGTCGTGGATCGACATGATCTGCAACATGGCGATCGCCTTCTCGAGCTTCAACTTCGACATGCTCAAGGCACTGGTCGAGGACATGAACCGCTACGAGGAGAGCCCGCAGGATGTCATGGAGATCCTGAACGCTCGTCCGGAATACAGCGACGTCTCCTACTACGAGGTCGAGCTGGTCTACGAAGGTCGACCGATTCCTGTCGAGAAGATCTACGATCTCGACAAGAATGGCATCATGCGGGCCAACCCGTTCGGTGGCGTCGGCCTCCACTTCGAGGACATCCTTCCGGTCGACGACGGCGACGGCGACGGCGATACCTATCTGCCGGACCGCGAGATCAGCTTCCGTCCGGAGCACCTCACCATGGTCGACGGCCGGAACGGGAACTTCACATTCCTCAACGAAGACGCCGGTGCGATGCTGCGTCTCCGCAAGAAGGCGCAGAACACCTACAACTACTGGAGCGCCTTTTGAGGTCGTTCCGAGTCAAGAAGTCGCCCTTGGGGCGACTGGCCCTGACACTGGTCCTTCGCCTGGCGACGTGACGATCTGTGCCTATTGTAAGAGCTTGCTTTTCTTTGAAGAAGGCCTTACACTATACGCAATGCAACAGAGGACGAAGAAGCAGAACTTCGTCAGGACCCAGACGTCCGAGCTATCTTGGACGCCGCGAAGAAAGTATGGAATGTAAACTGATGGACATCATCTTTGATATTGACGGTACGATCGCGGACATTGAGCACCGTCGTGTCTATGTCCGCAGCAAGCCGAAGAATTGGCGGGCATTCATCAAGGCCATCCCGAAGGATGGTCTGATCGTCCCGACAGCAACGATCCTCGTCGCACTGGCTGAC